ATGATGACCAACTACTTGAAGACTCAATCTGCAGAACTTGAGATAACTACTCAGTGGTGCAGCGACTCGATTGATTGGTCCAGATTCATATGATCAGACATTATTCAGAATTTTTTCAAAACACACTGACAAAGTTAGGTTTTGACGTGCATGGTGTTTGGAATACATTTGATCCTCCTTACAATCACGACACTGGGTGGCCAATCAAATTACCTGACATTGAATTCCGCGCCAGCACTTTGTTGGTCATGCACTTTCAAGATTTTGTCACACACAAAGATGGCAAAATTTTAGAACTCGAACAGGTTGAACAAAAATATCAACAATATGCCAATCAAGTGGTGGTGATTTATTGGCCACACAACCTCAAACACTACTACACAGGCCCAATCAAATTGATCGAATTCAATGTACACGAATATCAGATCTTGCAAAATTTACATGTTCGTTGGGACGAATGGCGACACATGGTATCCATGCCCAAAACCCTAGCCTGGCAATGTTTGAATGGCAGGATGTGTGCGCATAGATTTCAAGTCAAAGAGATTTTGCAACACTGGCCCAATGGCATACTCAGTTATCACGATGCTGTGCCTTTGAGCCAATGGGATTACAGCACATATCAGGGCACCGAGAACGAAGACAATTTCATACGGTTGCTAGATGTGTATGGCAGTTGTGCAGTAAACATTGTGACAGAAACTCAATACAACACAGCACCAGGCATAATCACAGAAAAAACTTTTATGGCCATGTTGGCCGAACAAATACCCATTGTGATTGGATATCCAGGCATTGTTCAAGATTGCATTGAATTGGGATTTGACATGTTCACGGACATTGTCGATGTATCTTATGATTACCTGTCCAATGATCAACGGATTCAACATGCCTTAGAAACAAATCGAGATATAATACTTGGCAAGATAGATCTTGCACCCTATCGTGAACGTCTATGTGCGCAACGTGAATTCTTGTTGGATGATTATCCCACTGTAATGGAGTTGCGTTTTATTCGTGACTGCGAACAACTCAGTAACTCAAACTTGTGATGAATCGTTGCATGTCTCCATGCAACACAGCCATCATTGCTTCTTTGCTGCCAAACATTATCAGTTTGTTCAGCTTGCGATTGTTGATCATGTAGTAGGGACAAGTCATGCGACGATCCAATGCAATTAAGTTTTTGGGTGTCAACAGTTTTTCTGGAAGATCAAATGAATAACTGCTAAGTTCCAACAAGTTCTCAAACACATAAAAACCTTCATATGTGAGTCGCAATCCCCCATCATCTCTGATGTTCTGCCACCAGGTACGCATGGCATCATCCAAAGTGGGCGCATCAGGATAACGTGTTATGAGTTCTTGAGTAAGGGCAAGTTTATTGAGCATTGGGATAAATTTTATCCCCTTGCGTTAACAGCACCACACTGAACTTGTCAGTTCGGAATTGTGTGTTAAGTTTGCGAGCTAGGTTGATAGCGTGTCCGGGGTTGGAGAAAGATACCTTTTTGTATTTGGGTCCAGGAAACTGCGTAAGCAAGTTGCTGGTCTTTAGATTGATAGGCTTGGTATCAAAGAACACTGCCCACACACCTTCCGAGGCCAGCACTTGTTCTGTCTTGTAGGTTTGTTTGTTTGTGTGCTCGATCAGCACTGTTGGCTTTGGTCTTGACATATTAAACTCCGTGTTTATTTATGTCAATATCTATGTACTTTTAAAACTACCCCCAGTGATCTGCACTTCCACTACTTCTGCACCACGTGCTTGTTGTTCACGCAATTGTTCCAATATTAGCAACAATTTGGTTATGTCTGCGTGTAAGTCTTTGGCATCTCGCATGGGCATCATGAAATCTTTTTGCCCACGTGCTTCGTGTGCTTTGACGTTGTCTACAAAACGATTTATGTGTATGCTCATTTTTTCAAGAAGGGAACCAAATTAGGTGCAGTCCAGCCCTGAGGCTTGAGCACTTTGCCATCCTCACGCTTGCGCACCTTGCCTGTATCTCGATCAATCTTGGCAAGGTTAGTGGCCATAACTTCTTTCCATGCACTTTCTGCATCTGCACCCATCGAATGGATAGCACCTATTGTTACAACCAGAATGTCTATAAGCGCATCCAATTGTTCTACGCGGTCATCCGATAATGTAGCTTCCAATAATTCTTGATGTTCTTCGTTAATTAAATTAATATACATTGCATACTGTAGTTCATTAGATGAGTCTACAGTTTGATCGCAAGCTCGCATGAACTTTTCCTGATCACGAAAGGGATTTGTCACGTGCTGCCTCCTGGGTATGAAATGGACCTTGATATTGATAGCGTTCCAACACAATCAGCTTGGGGTTGCGAAGCAGTTTCCATGCACGATGTTGTTTCACAGCATACCAACCTGCGGCATACCAAGACTTGGATTTGCTTTCTTTGGTAAACAATGGCAACCGGTGCTTGACGTCCCACATAGGATTGAATGCTCTACAACCTGTTTCAAATCCATGCACTTGATCTGGTGCTGGTTTAGTGGTTTTTTCTGGCGGCGCAAACTCAATGCCAACTTTTTTACGCACCATGGGAATGGTCTTGAACTTGCCCACTTGATCATTAATGCGCACAGTGTAGCCATCGGCTTCAGCTTCTAACGCACCAATCTTGCGATTGTCTTTTTTAAGTATCCAATACTTTTTATCAATTACTGGCTTGGCTTCGATCATCTAAAACTCCTTTGTGTGTTATTCGTCATAAAACAATGTGGTATTAATTTTTTTGACAATTCGTTCATAGAGATCAATCTTATGAACTTCCTTGATTTCATCTTTGATTTGCTGTGGTAATTGTTTAATATGGTCCAATGTAACCGGCGGGGTCTGTGGCCAGTCAATCCCTTTGATATCGTTATACACAGTGGTGATCCTATATCCTTCGGCTTGATTGAGTTTAAATGCACTTCCTATTTTGCATTGGTTCTGGTAAGGCATTTTTAAATACTCGAGTCTTTGGTCAGGACTAGATTTTTCAGACCATGTTAGCAACTGTTGAAAATATTTAATTTCGCTGGAATCCAAATCTTCTAATACAGAATTACTTAACCGGGCATTAACAAAAAAATATTTTGGATATTTGTCTAGTTTGGTTGAGTCTGCTAGATTACATATTTTTGCCAATAGGCCAAATTCAGAGTCTGACTCAAGAAGATTCATCCAAAAATCATAATATTCGGGCTTAGTTAGCCAGGCTGATGAATCACCTATCATAAGTATTTTCAACTGTCCCAGGGTCTCAAGCTGTTTGACTGCATCAGTTACTGTTGGCCATTTGCTGTTGCTGTAGTCATCTTGGCATATTAAGCCGTTAGTTGACAGATTATTTAGATAAAATTTTAGATCTGACAATGTGATATCAAAGTTTTTACTACCGTCAATATGGCAGTAAGAAAATTTAGGCCAATTAAATTGGCCCAGTATTTTACTGTCAACAGTCTTGAGCACAGATTTAGCTGCTGGCCAATGCTCGGTAGATCCAAAATGTGCTAATTCTGCAGGATCAACATCAAACACATAAAAGTCTCGACTATGCTGTTGTGACAACTCAGTCATAGCATATGTGCTACCACCAACACCAATCTCGCTTATTGCACCATCAAGATTTGATACTGCAAGATGTCCTAGATAATAAAACAACAATGTATCGCAGTATGACTTGAGACAACAAGAAATCGAATCTTGATTAGACAATTCTAAAAATTTACAATTATCTAGTATCATCTAGAACTCCTTTGTATGTCTGATTCATCCAGCGACCCATGGCATCTGCATGTTCGCTGAGCTTGTTGAGCTCGTACCGGCCACAGAACCGTAAAAAATGCGCACCTACCATGCCTACATCTCTGTGACTGATCTGCTCACGTATGGCTTCATCTACTACAGCTTTGATTGCATCAGGCTGTGCCGTTAGATCGATCAGAGTGCGATTGCGTTCATAGTCGTCCAGCACCTTGCGTTCCGTTTGTTCATGATCCATCCAACGTTGCAACATGAGATTGTTCCAGGCATAGCCACGCCGGCCACGATCTTCAAATGCTTCTGTTAGTCCCACTTGATTCTTGGTGCCTTTCACACGCACACCAGGGTAGGCCGAGAACACATTGTCACCTGGATCGCCACGCATGCACTTCAAGAACAGCACCCACTGTTGATAATCAACAGGTGGCACAAAGTTGGCATCGGGTTTGCCCACCTTGATCTTTGAGTTGCTCTCAATAGTAAATGCCAAGTTTTTGCCTTTTGCGTCTGTCACACCCGTGGTACTGAACAAGTGATCGTTGATGCC